CGACTCTTTCCAAGATAAGTATTTTAATGGAATTGATTTGGATATGTCCAAGGCATTGTTTATATTCTCTTATAATGACGCCAGTCTTATCGACCGCATTCTACTAGATCGTATTCATCGCATCAAATTCGAACATTTGTCCATTGAAGACAAATTGGTCATTACTAGAAAACATTTGTTACCTGAGATTATGAAAAAAATGGGCGTCGAAGGTTGTATTGAAATATCAGATGAAAATATTATGTATATTGTCGAAAATTATACCAATGAACCTGGTATTCGTAAGTTTAAAGAATTGTTGTTTGAAATCGTCGGTGAAATCAACTTGTCTTGTCTCAAAAATTATGAAACCATTGAATTGCCGATTCGTGTATCCAATGAAGACATAAAATACAAATACTTGAAGGACCGTCATGAAAGTATAGACAAGAAAATACCACTTCAATCTGCTAGCGGGGTTATCAATGGTTTATGGGCAAATGCTATGGGTCAAGGAGGTATTATTCCCATTGAAGCGAAATTCTTTCCTTCCACTTCTTTTATGGAACTGAAATTAACAGGACTACAAGGAGACGTTATGAAAGAAAGTATGACCGTCGCAAAAACATTGGCAGCATCTTTGGTCGATAAAGAGACCATGAAGCAAAATCTGAAAGAATTCGAGGAGACCAAAATGCAAGGAATTCATATTCATTGTCCTGAAGGTGCTGTGCCAAAAGACGGACCCAGTGCTGGAACCGCTATTACATGTACGCTTTACAGTCTTCTTACTAAACGGAAAATCAAGAATACAGTTGCCATTACTGGAGAAATCAATCTACAAGGTTGTGTTACCGCTATTGGAGGTCTCAACTTGAAGATTTTAGGCGGTCTAAAGGGTGGAGTGAAAGAATTTATTTTCCCCAAGGAAAACGAAAAAGATTACAAGGCCTTTGTGGAAAAATACAAGGAGAAGAATATATTGGATGGAATTCAATTTCATGCTGTTGAAAATATACATCAAGTTTTGGAACTCATATTTGAAGAATAAATTATCGCGCTAATATATACATTACTATGGGCATGCAATTAAATTTTAGTAACATGTTACAATTTTTCGCAGCAATATCTCCTATATTATTAGCATTTTGTTTGGTCATGCTTTCTATTTTTAACAGTGATATAAAAGGCATGGTCTATTTAGGCGGTGTATTAATCGCCTCTTTAATCAATTTATTTATTTTGAATACACTCAAGGTGAAATCGCAGACACTTATTCCCCCTTCGTGTAATTTGATTGATTTCCCATTCAATTTGAATGAATACGTCAGTCCTGCTTTTAATAGCATGTTTATTGCCTTTACGATCGCCTATCTATATTTACCTATGCAATATATTTCTGGCATCAACTTTCCAGTTCTCATGTTTGTAACTGGACTGCTAGTATTAGATGGTGGTACGAAAATAATGGGCGGATGTACTACGTTTAGTGGTGTAGCTTTGGGTAGTTTGGTTGGTTTCGTACTAGGTATTATTTGGTTTGTTCTATTTTATTCAACCGGTCATGAAGATTTATTATTCTTTAATGTCGAATCGTCAAACAATGTTATTTGCTCTAGACCCAAACAACAAACATTTAAATGCCGACTTTACAAGAATGGTGAGCTTATTGGAGAACAATAATCTTATTCATATGAAATGACGACTTGTAATAAATATTTAGTTTGATAATAAATATTTATTTTGACAATTACGCGTTCTTTCATATTATGGATTAAAATGAATATAGTTTGTATTCCACCAATTCATGAAATCCTTCATTATATTGCCTTTATGAAAACTAGCAGTCAGCATTTTTGGATTTGTATTAGGTTTGTTCCATACTTGAACAAAGTATTGTACTATTTCCGATGTTTTCGCAGTTCTGTATTTTTCGTCCAATTGTTGTTCAGTAAATTGCGATTTTCCAGTTCTACTATTGACTTCATTATGAAACGATAATAGCATAAGTTGTAGATCTCGTTTTGACCGAATATTGGTTGCATTTAATGTTCCCATTTTATGTTGCGCGTGACCGGCGCATTCAGGACATGGTAAATTAGAACATATTCTGCGAATCATGGTAACAACATCATTTTTGACAATTGGAAAACTTTCAGGTTTCATCTTTTCTGCTAAAGTGTGGAATAGATACCATGTACAAGGACCCCATTCTTTCGCCATTCTATATTGAATATATATAAAGAGTTATTATAAAATTCTTTATATACCACACATGAATATTATATTAGAAGGAAACATTAATTTTTATGATGAACTCCATAAAATAGACTCTGACGATGAAGACGATAATGATAATGAACCATTATGTTTATTAACCAATTTACCTCTCGACAAAAACAGCATTAAACTATCATGTAATCATGAATTTAACTTGTTACCTCTGTATAAAGAAGTTGTTCAGCAAAAAACACACACTGTATCGTCCTATCTAAACACAGACAAATTAGCGTATAATCAAATTAAATGTCCATATTGTAGGCAAAAAATGGACTATTTGTTGCCACATGTTCGCTTGAACAAAGCAATGGGCTTTCTTTCAGGAGTAAATGCGCCAGAAAAAATGTGTATGGATTTTCATACATGTACTCATACTTTTAAATCCGGCAAAAACAAGGATCAATCATGTTCAAAAACTGCTTACTTTGATGTAACAGGATGCTATTGTACAACTCATCATACTTATGCCTTGAAACAGAAGCAGAAAACTCCCAAATCAGGCAATACAAAGTCATCTAGTTCAACCACTACATCAACCAATGAAACTGGCAATTCTGTCATAGATTCGCCTACATTGTGTCAAGCCATACTGAAATCAGGCAAGCGTGTAGGCCAAGTATGCGGCTCTAAAATTAAATGTAAAAATGAGCCATTTTGTAGAAGGCATGTATCAAAGTAATATAATCAACATTATTCATTTTTACTACCTACATCGCATTTTCGACGTTCCATATAAAGTCAATGAATCATCCTCTTAATCCAGTCACTGCATAATGACTTTTTAAGTTTCAGTTTTAAGGGACATGGATTTCATGTAGGTAAATTGCGCTTGATAAATTTCATTTTCAAAAAAACCGAAAAAGTCATGTAGGGCATGTAGGTAGCCCCCTACATATGAAGGGGGTGTTTTAGAGGCTAAAAAGCTTGGATGACTTTGATAATAGTAGGTATGTAACATTTTTCATTTTTTTCAATTCTATTTTCAGATTTTTAAAACTCTACATGCTTTTTTTGTGTAGTTTTTTATTATTTGAAAAGAGAAATGAAAAAAACGTGAAAACGTGTTTTAGAGCATTATGCTCTCATTTACGTTTTTTTTTGAAATTGTTTGTTATGATAAGATTTTCAATTATTTTATGAAAACTATTTAGGATCATATTATATATTACTAATATAGAACAATGTTAGAACAAATTGGAACAAATGGAGGCCAAAAAGTCGCCAAAAATTTTGATTGTACTCCGTGCCTATATAGTTGTAAGAAGGAAAGTGACTGGACCAAACATATTTCCACTAGAAAACACAAAACTAGAACAAAAGTCGCCATTTTGGAACAGAATGGCGAGAAAGTCGCCGGTTATGGTAAGGATTTATCGTGTAAAAGTAAAAGTGGCGAGAAAGTCGCCGCACCAATTATGCTTTGCGAATGTGGTAAGCAATATACGGCAAGGAATAGCTTTTGGTATCATAAAAAACATTGCTACGTCCATCAAGTATGTATTTCCGAAAATAGCACTCAAAAAAATGAGATATCTAGTGGGTCGCAACAGATTGTGTCTCTAGGTCATAAGGCTGATAGCCTAATCAAATCTACTGCTTCATTTATGAAAGGAACTAGTTTAGAAGCGGATATAGATAAAGATAAAGACGTTGAATTTAAGGAACTGGTTCTGTTGCTTTTGAAAGAAAACAAAGAAATTCAGAAAACGTTTGTCGATATGCTTCCACACATCAAAGGACATAATTCTGAACATAGTTTCAATACTACCAATACGAATAGTAATAACACCAATAACTTTAATATCCAAATGTTCTTGAATGAACAGTGTAAGAATGCGATGAATTTAACCGAATTCATTGATTCGCTTCCAATTACAGCAGATACATATGATAATACCATAGAGAATGGATTGACGAAAACAATTACTACTATGATCACGACTGGTCTTAATAATATGGACATTACAGATAGACCAATACATTGTACTGACCCTGCGCGCAAAACAATATATGTCAAAGATAATGATGTCTGGGAAAAAGACAATGAACTTCGCGTCTTACTTCAAGGTATTCGAAATTTGTCATTCAAACAACGTACCATGATTAATAAATGGCAAGACGTGAATGTAGGGTGGGATAAAGATGATAATTTACAAACACGCTTGACAACTCTAGTATGTAATTCAATGACAGATATCGAAAATGACGAAAAGGAAATGAATAAAATATATCGCGCCATCGGCAAAAATACGTACTTGACTAGTGAAATCAAACATGATATTGCCCTACTAAAGTAATATACTGTTACACATATGTATTGTATATAGATACTACACTATGTAGGTATAAATGGATTACATCGTATACACATTTGAAAGATTTAAGTTCGCACAAAAATACCAAAATAAATACTATGATAAATTATATAAAAAATATTTCTCATACTTCCATATGCGATAATATTTAGGTCGCTTGTTTTCGCATTTTCTTTTTATTATTTCACCTATTCTTCACAAGTATCGTATTATTCATCATCATAATCAAGATCAAACCCCCACCCTTTGAATTTATATAGGTTTTGAGGATGAAATCGGTCTTTCATCAAGTCTTCCTTAATCCCACCACGAAACATTCTGTCTTTCATCGCATTGTAATCATATGTGAATATATTTGGATTTTTAGACAACCACCCCCAATCAACATTATCCAAGTTTTGTTCCAAGAGATGAATAGCATTTGGATTGCCAGACAAATTAGACCAACCCACTTTCTCCAAGTTGTTTTCCAATAGATGAATCGCGTTTGGATTGCGAGACAAATGTCCCCAACGCACTTTATCCAAGTTTTGTTCCAAGAGTTGAATCGCATTTGGATTGCGAGACAAGAATTCCCAATCCACTTTATCCAAATTCTTTTCCAAGAGATGAATCGCATTTGGATTTAAAGACAACACGTCCCAATACACTTTATCCAAGTTTTGTTCCAATATAGGAATCGCATTTTTATTACTAGACAACCAATACCAACGCACTTTATCCAAGTTTTGTTCCAATATAGGAATCGCATTTGGATTTTGAGACAACATAGACCAAACCACTTTATCCAAGTTCTGTTCCAAGAGATGAATCGCATTTGGATTGCATGACAACCAACGCCAAACCACTTTATCCAAGTTCTGTTCCAAGAGATGAATCGCATTTGGATTGCTAGACAAGAACGCCCAATACACTTCATCCAAGTTTTTTTCCAATATAGGAATCGCATTTGGATTTTCAGACAAATTAGACCAACTCACTTTATCCAAGTTCTTTTCCAAGATAGGAATCGCATTTGGATTGCGAGACAAACTTTCCCAATCCACTTTATCCTGCTGAATCCATTCGCGCAACTTCATAAAGTGGGTCCCTTTATTTGTTATTGTCGTCATTATAGTGTTAATATGATATAGGTAAATGGGTCATTATTATAATCAATTTTGTTGAGATTGTGAGATGATTGTAAAAAAATACAATAGGGTTGTGTTTCTTTTTATGTTTATTGTTTTAACTGTTCTTCACAAGTATCGTATTATTCATCATATAACTATTCCATCGTCCAGATTCCCATTCAACGACACTCATTTCTCCTTTCTCTCCCTTATCGGAAGCTGTGTGTGCATGGCTAGATCTATCACTCATGTTAGCCAGCCTTCTCCTTCTCCTTCTTTCCTTTCTTCTTGCGAGGGGTGGTAGTCTCACCCTTATCCTTATCCGTGGTTTCTCCTTCCTTTTCTGCTGCTCCGGCAATTCATCATCACATGGACACTCAAATCCCCACCCATTGAATTTATCTATGTTTTCAGGATCAAACCGTTCTTTCATCAAGTCTTCCATAATCCCACCACGAAACATTCTATCTTTCATAGCCTTGTAATCATATGTGAATATATTTGGATTTTCAAACAATACAAACCAATTCACTTTAGTCAAGTTTTGTTCCAAGATAGGAATCGCGTTTGGATTGGAAGACAAATTATTCCAATTCACTTCATCCAACTTCTTTTCCAGAATATGAATCGCATTTGTATTTTGAGACAAATTATTCCAATTCACTTTATCCAAGTTGTTTTTTTTTTCCAATATATGAATCGCATTTGGATTATCAGACAAATTACTCCAATTCACTTCATCCAAGTGTTTTTCCAAGATATGAATTGCATTTGGATTGCGAGACAACATAGACCAATCCACTTTATTCAAGTTTTGTTCCAAAATAGGAATCGCATT